TGACGCAAAGAGTAGTGAAAGCACTACCCCCCACGGTCATCAGTCGATGGCGCCCGATCCAACGAGGAAAGAGCGAACCAATCCCGACTTACGGTCCGAAGACCGGGACGGAACGCCTAAGGGATACCACAAAGAGTGATATTCTTCCCAAAGGCTTCGACGAATATTTGCGTCTCCTCAAAGCAGCGGCTGTACTAGATAACGGAAAAATTAATATCGACAGAAAGTCTGGCCTGCTTGCATCACTACTCCCCGGCCTAGGTCGTGAAGTAGTGAACGCGCTTCCGAGAGGACTCCTAACTTGGATAGTTGAGGACTTTTCGGCAAAACTTGAGCGAGAACGTAGGCAAAGAAGAAAGAGAAAGTCTAAGAAGCCATTCACCGCGATGTTCGTAGTGATCGACCTCTTCTTTCGCGCCCTTAAGTTATCCATCAAAAAGGATAGATACTTACGTTCAAGCCTAAACGGGAAACAGAGAAAATACCGGTACGTAAAGCGAGCTGTACGGGGTGTCTTAAAGACCCAAGCTTTTGTCATCGCGACAGCACGCCGATCTGGAATTAAAGGTCTAATAGCTCTAGCGAAATTCTGGAGTTACCAAAGTGTAGAGCTATTCGCGGGAAAACGCAACCTATCGAAACATCCTCAATTCAAAGACCTACCTAGCCTCTTTGGATGTCATCTATCAAAAAGGTTTCTCGCCACCTTCTACGGTTTATCAAGAAGTATAAATGTAGGAGCGAATCCTACTAACCTGCTAGAAGAATACGAGAAAACGATGACAACCCCGAGCAAAGAGGTGTCACAAGCCACATTAAACGATTTAAGTCGGTTTATAGAAAGACTTGTGACAAAGGTCAAACCAAGAATAAGGAAAATCTGGGATGTAGACGATAAAGGCAAGAGACGAGGAAGGGTTGATCTAGCTGATCTTAACGCCAGGAGCTCTGTAGCTACCACAGCGTGTATCGAGAGATCAGTAGCTAAGGGGGGTGCAAGAAGTTACATCCGAGATGTGATGACAACATCACACTCGGGCGTCGGCGAATCGCCGCACACCGCTTTAGGAAAAGCCCTTAGGTGGACCCACACAACAAAGCAGGTCCTATCATTCAACCGCGTTGAATGGTCTCAAGCCTCTCCCGATGGAAAAGAGATCCCATGGATGATACCGACAGCGGTGCCAAAACCGGGTGGCGGTAGTAGGATTGTCTCAGTGTGCAATGCATCACTGGTCAACGTTCTCCAACCCATAAACGAGTTACTACTCAGGATTGTAGAGAAGGTGCCAGAATGTATGAGCAACCTCATGGGAACTGACCCTGCAAAAGCGTTAAGGGTCTTAAATATCGGGAGTGAGGAGTGCATCTTCTACTCGGCCGACTTAACGGCAGCTAGCGACCATATACCACATTCGGTAGCTAGAGTAGTAGTCGACGCGATCTTACGATCTTTAGGAGTTGATCAAAGTGATCCATTATCGAAGTGGTTTAAACTTGCGATAGGTCCATTCCGTATTGTGAGAAGGACTGGTCCCGCCTCGTGCGTCCGGACTAAAATAGTAACAACAAATTTAGTGACACAACGTGGGCTGTTAATGGGACTCGGAATCACTTGGCCAATCCTAAATCTCCTAAACGTCTACTGTTCCAGAAGATCCCGAGGTCAAGAAATGGTCCAAAAGGACACTTTAATTGCTGGTGATGACCTCCTTGGTTTTTGGAAAAGAAAGAGGATATCTCGCTACGAACGCCACCTCAAGGCATTGGATCTGCGACTAAACAAAGGAAAAACACTTTGTTCATCCAGAGTCGGAATATTCACCGAGAATTTAATCCAGGTGAGTCGCTCTGGTAGGCCTAAGATTTTCGATGTTGACGCCTCAGATTTCCTAAACTTCAATACTTATGGGAGGATATACCTATCCCAAGTAAGTTTAGCGAAACGCATCAACGTATCTGGCCGTCCTATAGATCAAACATTGCCAGTGTGGCGAACGATCGGCACAAGCATAGGTAACATTTTCGAGTCGAAGATTCCGATGTGGCAAAAACTAAGAGCGGGAGGAGTTATGAAATCACTCCATATTGGGGCAATAAGAAAACTGGCATACGCCAAAATCCCCCTTGAACTTCCGCATTGCCTAGGTGGAGCTGGTGCTCCCATCATGAATCGACGACCCACGCTGACCGAAAGATTATCCGGATCTATTCTCCTGTCATCAAACGACAGGATTACTCGTACCAGGGCAATGAGCGTCTTGTCCGACTTCTGGAGGAACAGCTATATTTCGGAGCCCGTTGGTCTTGGACGAATCCAAGATGAGGTAATTCACCTCCCGACGGCTCACCATAAAGCTGCCCAGAGTCGAAGCGATTTACTTCAATCTGCGACAGGACGACTCATGGCACTTAGTTCTCTGGAAATGGTATCCTCAGTACCAGAACGCACACGCCTAGGTAAACACCAGAGCATATGGCGGTACGGACGGTTCGCAGAACGCTACCGTAGATATCTTCGAAATAGAGCCAGCAAAAGGCACGCCGCATCTAATGATGCTATTCGAAGACTATATACAGTAGAGAAATTGGATTGGAATGAAAAGGTGAGGAAGAAAGACGCTAACGCGCTTCTCAACACCATTCCAATGCCTTCTGTCCGTCTAGTAACGAGGAATACCAAATCCGGTGCTGACTCGTCCGCATCTCATAATTTGGCCTTTGGCCCGCGGACTGCAGTCTACTACCAAGCTCGGCAAAGTACGCTAGAAGCGATAGCCAAGCTGAGCAGAGTGCAGATTTCCCAACCACAGAGGATTGAAAGAAAGGAACTCATTGTCCAATCTTCGAGCAAGCTCAAGAAATCAAGCGCACCGATTTATATATCAGACGAGAAATTATTCTACGAAATGAAAGGCAAAACGCCGAACGTAGAATTGGCATTAAGTGAAGTGACTACTCAAGTCCCTAAGTCGGCTACATTCTCACCGAAAAAGGTTTGGCTAAGGACTGCAGGAGCACGGATCAAGAAGACAGATCAACAGATGCCCCTAATTAACCCGCCACTAGAGCTCGTCACCTCGGCACCGTCTGAGGAAAGACCCCAGAGTAGGTG